TTTAAATAGTGCTTTTACTTGCAAGTCAAAAAGATTTGCTATTTCTTTTGTGAGTCCGTAATAAGCAGGCTTGAAGGCATTTGTAAAAAACAAGGTTGGTGTAATACCTTGCGCCCAGATTCTGTTTTGCATCCAATAAGCCATTGCCTCCTGTCCTCCTGCACGATATTGTCCTCCTGTGGATGTTCCTTTAGGATTACGAAATCTCAAATTGTTATCTTTTATATATTCTTTCAGCGCATTCATGGGAGGCTTACGATCTTTGTATCGAAACTGCGCTTTCACTTTTCCGGCTCCTGACGTGAATACTGAATTTGTTTGTCGTCCTTTTTGTTTTCCTTCGTATTTGAGTTTATCTGTTTTTATTACTTTCTTCTCCTCTTTACTATATTCTCTTTCGTAAGCGTCAGCTTCTTTAGGATCAGATCCCCAAACTCCGGCATCAATAAACATTCCGTAAACCTCCATATAGAAACCAAGACTCAATCCTTTAGGGGTTTTTGTAACTTTAGAATCTAAAGAATTGTATAACTTACCTTTCTTAATTCCGGAACGAATTAGGTTTTGTCTTGATCGAGCGACGACATCTCGTCCCATTTTCGACAACACCCTTCGTAATGCTTTTAAATCCATAATTTAAGTAATAGGACAAATAGTCATGTCGTTTGGAATTTCAATTGTAAGAGCAATACTCCACCCGCAAAGCTTATTCTCAAAGCGATCCGTAAAAGGTTGCATTGTCGGAGATCCTGTTAATTGATATTTGTCAACGTACAACTCTCCTCGTCTAAGTATCTCCATTAAGCGATTGCCTACTGCTAATTGAGTGTTCCAAATATCCTGCTCGTTTGTGTTTAGTCGAAAGGCTCCGTCGGAATCTCTTGTCCTAAAGTTCTTTGTCTCGTCAACTATATCCATACAGATTAGATTGAAGTCAAACGCCCAAACGTTGCTGTTAAGCGTTGCATTCGATACGTTAAAATGAGATAAAGGAAAGATCGTTTGTTTGTCTAAGTCAACGTCCATTAAATCTCCATAAGTAACCGTCTTGACGTTTTTATCGAGTAATAGTTGCTCTTGTATTGTTGTCGTTATATTATAAAAGCCTTGCATATTATTTATCTTTTTATGTGTTGTTTAAATGATCGTCTCTCCGCATCGTTTTTCTCCTTAATGAATGACAAATACATTAAACATAAGTGAAGTCGTAGTTTAGCGACTTCGTTAAATCGTCGAATGTCTCCTTGAGCGAGAGTATATAATTCCTCAACTGATCCCCACTTTCGACTAAAACCTCCGGCGATTGAAGTAGACTCTCGTCGCTCTCCAAATAACTCTGGATATAACTCGCTAACTCGTTTGTTAAACGACAAAAAAAAATCATTGATCCTAAGACAACCCCAAGAGGTGCTTTCTTCATTATGTCCGCATATTTTGCTGATCCTTCATAAGCTTCGATTTCGTATTTATCTTTGACTCGTGCAATAATCGGACGATACATGACAGCCATTGCTTTGTGCATGTTTTCCCATTTGCCTAAATAAGTCGCAATGTCTTTGTTCTCTCCGTAAGTGATGTCATCAAGATTAGGAATAAAACCATATTCAACGTCATCAATCTTAAACCTAATGACAAAGTCCGCTTCTTCATGAAAGAGCTTGTCAATCTTTGAATTGATTTTTTTAACATCTTTTAATGGAATCTTCGCAAGATCTTTTTGAGACAATCCAAATAAGGTTTTAAGTATCTTTGAGTCGGTCGGATTCTTTATTGCTTGGACGTGTTGATACGCTTCCAAAGAGAGTTCGTTAACGTGATCGGGAATATTTAAGACATAGCTCATATTACTTGTTTATGTAAAAACAACTAATCGGTTAAAGTGTATAATGAGCAAGGATCCTGAGACTAAATGCGATCATAGTCGCCAGAGAGATAGTCCTCATAATCTTCTTTAAATTTGTCTTTCATTATGGTCTTTACTTTCTTGAGAGTGTGAAAGATATTAACAAAGCTGATCTTTGTTTCTTTAGCCATTCCTCTAATAGATAAAGGCGTGTCTCTATATATTTCAAAGATTCGTTTATCGTACCAATGTAAGTTGTCAAGCTCTTTATCCATTTTATCGCATAGAGTACCAAAAGCTATCTCTTGACTTAAATCGTCATCCGTGGTTATATCAAAAATGAATTTTCCTGTCATTGTGTTTTGATGTCCTGTTCCGATGTCTTGCTTGTACAATAAAGGATCAAGAGGAACTTTTCTTATTTTGCTTTTCGCTTTAACATAATTTAAAAACAAACTTCTAATGACAAAGAACATATACCCTTTACTGACTTTGTTGTCTTTAATTATTTTGTCCTTACAATCATACTTAGCAAGCTTGATATATGCCTCCTGTATAATGTCGGGAGCGTAATTACCTGCGCCTAAGTTTTCGGCTATTTGAATCCATAAGTCGTGATATTTAGCGACTTTAGACAACCATTGATTATCATTCATAAAGGTTTAATAAAGATTGGGGAAAACTCGTCGAGCTTAGTAATCTCTTCAATGTATTCGTCCAAGAACTCCAATGATTCGTCAAAGTCTACCGGATCGCCTTGTAAGTCAAAGTCAAAGCGCATCAAGACATCAACACACTTCCAATAATCATAGACAACTCTTTTCGGATGTATTGTTGTAATGCCTACGACAGCCTTGTCTAATCCCTCAGCAAGAACAAGCGTCTCATCTTCGCTCAATAAGTTCTTGTCGCTAAGTAGTTGAATGAGACCATTGTGTTTTCTTGCCATATTATATATACGTCATAATCTCCTAAGTGTAGCGATTAATAAATATGATACTCGCCTGCATTCGGGTTTGAGAGTTGATATGAAACGCTATATCGTATTGCGTCTATTAAATGATTCCATGCGTCAATAGGTGTTTGCGATTTCTTTTCGAGCCAACGATAGTTGTTAAGCTCGTCAAACAATTCTTTGCTGTCAGGATGTATTATTAAGTCATAATCTTGCATGAGTGTAATACCGAAAGTGATTGATCCTTGTCCTTTAATTGTCGGAACGATATTGCATGTTTTTGACAACTCAGTAATTAAACGAGGCTCAGCACTATCTCCGACGATTAAGTTATTACCTGCAAAAGCTTTGTTAAGCTTAGCAATCTCTGTGGCTGATAATCCTGTCTTATAGAAACATTGTTTAATATAGATTAACTTGTTTTCTTTATCTATGCTTGTTTGTACTAATGTCGTCGGATCTTTGAATCCGTAGTCTTGTCCAAATACGCTCTTGCCTATTTCTTGAAATCGTCCTTCTTTCCAATTAGTAAAGATTGCGCCTTGTAATGTTCCTGTTAATCCTAGCCCATATACGCGATACCAATTACGCCAATAGTCATTGCCTTGATCTGCTTTGCGTTTTGCTCTTAGTATTTCTTTAATAGCAGACTCCGGAGCACACTCATTATCTTTGTATGTTAAGACTAACCATTGAGCGTCGTCTCCATGTTTCAACTCATCATGAGCCCAGAATTTAGAAGTAGGATTAAAGTCAATATAGATATGATCTCGCGTTCTTACTGCAAGTTGAAAGTAAGCATCAAAGCTTAAGTTATTAGCTTCGTTAATATAGCAAACATCACGACGTGCACCTCTTAGCTTACCCTCCGCGTCAGCACTAAAGAACTCAATTGTCGAGTCGTTTGCAAAGCGATAAATTAATAAGGACTTATTAAAGCTCTCAGGTTGCCACCGATTAGTGCTTTCCATTATCTTTTTGAAATCACGTATCGCACCCCTCCTCAAATGAGGGATGCTTTCTGCTATGACTGAGGTTTCTGTCTTAGGATGCTTAATGCTGTAATCAATAAGCAACGCTATGATTCCGTATGTCTTAGACGCTGATGTTCCGCCTTGTACAATTCTAACTCTCGAGACTAGCTTTTGGATCTTCTGTATCGCTGTCGTTTTCTTGAACATCTAAAAATAGGGGTTGTTCTATAAATTGTCTCATGTCTACACTTTCTTTTGCTTTGCCGTAAGCACTATTCATTAACTCACTATAAGCTCTTGCATCTCCTTTTCTAGCTTTGTTTATTAATGCAAGCGTCATTATATCCTCTTGACTTAGTGCCTCGTCTTTATGACTTATAGGATTCTTATATTTTTGTTTTGTTTTCAGCCAACGCTTGACAATCGTATTTCGATTGAGTGAGCCTTTAGGTCTGCCTTTTGGATTACCGCTTTCGCCTTTTTTCCAATTAACTAAGTTGTGTGTATTTGTCATATTGTCGTTGTTAATTCGTTGTATTTATA